AGCGCCTGTTCTCTCTTCGTTATTTCTCATCTAACCTCCAGTATAGAGAATATTAAAATATTAGTCTTGTCGTTTTGGTATATTATCAAATCCAACCTCATAGCCACCGTTTAACTTATCTGGCTGTCTAGTAGCATCTTTGTTAAGTGCTCCAAATACAGCGCCGATGTTCTTGCCATTGAGTTCAGCGTAATCGTATCGCAATTCAACAGTAATCTCTGCCAAATCATCACCATCATAATCTAGTTCGCTAAATTCGATTTTCTTGATCCAAGCATTGTGTAATTTCCACTTTTCAAGTACGGTTCCTTCGTCGTTATATCCAACCCCATAATTACCTGTAGAAGCACCAAAATCAGCAGTTCTATCTGGAGTTTGGCTATCTTTACCACCTCCACCGATTAATTCAATATTTACGTCTCCAAGCGCAGTGACACCACCATGCTTAGTGATTGTCTGAGTTGATACATTCTCGTCTTTAGGGAGTGCATAACCGGCTCCATATAGCATTTGCTTAAGAGTCTCAGCAGCATCCGGTGAAGATGTGTCTACAATCGTGAACGACACAGTGTTATATGTTACTCGTCCCGGAAAATAAAAGGTATGATTAATAAACTTATGTTCTGCCTCAGCAACTTCATAAGTTGGACGATTCACCTTCTTGATAGTCCAATATGGTATCCCATTTATACTAAGTAGCCACCTAAATTTACGTTTAGGTTCTACGATTTTATCACTCCAAAAAGCCATTTATAAATCCTCCGATAAAATTTGTTTTTCATAATAAATAGTGAGGGTACCAGTATTATACCCAATACCCTCACTTTTTTTTTGGTTAGTCATCAAATGACGCACCTGCGTTTGTGATGATGAAGTCGATCGCAATAAACTCTACTGCTTTAGTAGGCTTAACATAGATCTTAGCATACATCGTATTTCTATCAACTAAGTCTGCAGTGGTGGTAGTTCTATCTAGCACAACTCGGAAGTCATCCAATCCAAATCCAGTCTTGATACTTTCAAGGAACGGCCCAACCTGTGAGGTAAACCTAGCCCAAGTGGAACTAACATTTGGCTCAAACAACAATCTAGAAGCAATATTAGAAATTCTCTTCTTAATGTAGATGAGAAGTCTTCTAACATTAATTCGATCAAGTGCTGATGGAGTCGCTTGAAGTGTCTTCTGTCCGAAGATTACGATTCCTTCTGCTGGGAATTGAGCAATTGGGTTAATGTTAACTTCATAAAGCTTATCTCTTTCCTTAGAGCTTAATCTCTGAGAAACCGCAACCACTGGAAGTCCACCACGCCCTTCAGTTAATCCACCTCTGGTGAATCCTGCAGGAGCGAACCATACTGCTTGTGTAGCCTCACTATAAGCCATTGCACCTAGTGCTACAACTGATGGAGGACACCAAGTAGGCAATCCAGAAACTGGTGCTCTAACTTGAACCCAAGGATAGTAACAAGCTGCATATGAAGTGTTGTATCCTTTTCTTTTAACTTTGTTGACAGCTTCAGCTACGCTATTATCAGTTAATCCATACTTATTTCTTTCTGACTCTGATACGACTTTTGATTCGTGTCTGGCAGTCCAAGCGTTTTCAATATCGACAATTGCCATTGCATCTCTTCGTTGCTCACAAGTGTTGATCATGCGATCAGTTAGTGCCGGCTTTGTCAATCCGGGAACAAGAAGCAAGTTCATGTCAACAATCTCAGGATCTGAAACAGTGTCAATAGCTCTTTCTAAAGTATATCTCGCATATGAACTTCCGGCTGCGTCTCCAATGACAGCACTGGTAGTCCTATTGTTAATAAGAGGTTCCATCTCTGTAATATCAAGTCCGTCAAATGCGCCGTAAAGAGGCAATGTAAATTTGTCATAGCCATCGTCCAAAAGTTGTAATGTTCCAGAACGAGCAGTCCAAGACTTGTTATCAGCACGAGATCCGGGCTTGTATATGTATCCCGTAGATGGAAAATTAGCATTAAGCGCTCCGGACACATCGTCAAGCGAGAAGTGTTGAGAACTAGTCAAATCACCAGAAGCATCCCATAAATTAGCTGAGAGATCTCCGCCTCTGGCTTTAAATAGATCATAGATCGATGCATCGAATTGAACACTAATACCTTGGCGTGTATAATCAATACCAAAGTAGCGATCTGTAGGATCTGAAAGTGAAGCCATAGATGAAGAGCCTACCAACTTAGGGGACGGCCATTCAAGTGAAGAAGTCAACACCTTAGAATTACCATCTAAAGGAGGATTTCTCAACATGATCCCAGCACCTTTAGTGCAATTTACACCGTCTTCTACAAATGCAGAATTTGGGTGATTTTGAATAAATGCTTTCTTACCAGCATCAACTGCCGCACTACCTTTAATTTCAACGGTTGCCGGCTTTGGAAGCCCAAGGAATCCAAATGGAATTAATTCTCTAGTAATCGATCCTTCATCAACGGCTGAAGCCATTTCCATACGAATATATTTAGATCTGTTTGGATAAGCTCCAAAGTAACGATATCTTTTTTCGGCATCACTCCAATCAGCATACTGATCTCCGATTACATTAGCAATATAATTTGGAGAAGCAGGGTTTAGGTTAACGCCTGTGAAACTCTCAATTGCTTCTGGAGCAACATCGCTGTCTTTGATTTTTCTAAGAATAACGTCAAAGCTACCATATGCAGTTGCATCTGATGCTGAGTTCGGCAATCTAATATTTCTGATTGAAATCTTAATATTTCTTTGAGTCCACTCGGCTTCTTCTAAGGTGACAAAGCGGAAAAGCTTAGTCATATTTTCCGGAAGATATGAAGCATGATCTTCAGATACATCTTGAGAAATAACCCATGGCGACTTAGCTGGTTGTGCTGGCATCATGTGATCAACGTAATTTGCACTTGCAGACACAAGAGGGGCTGTGAAAGCATAAATTGTACTATGCCCATCACATAATTCATTGACACGATCTTCGAAAGTTTCTCCTAACCAATACTTCTTATAAGAATCATTATTAGTGCTATCGACAACTTCTGTATTTGTATTATACGGTGTTGTGTTGAACACTTTTCGGATAAATCTTGAAGACTGAGGGTTAAAGTTAAAACTCTGCTGATCTTCGTATGTACTAGCTAGAGATGAAGAAGCATCAGCATTATTGACAACCATAGCTTTTAAATTCTTGTCATCTGACTGGAAATAATAACCTGCCGCTTGTCCTACATTGCTTGTTCCGGCAAGAGTACCAGAAAGAATAACACCTGTTTTATCATCACAATAAAAAATTGCTCCAAGAGTACCGGTTATGGTTCCAGCTTCAAAGTCTGTATCTGCTTTAGGAATAACCCAAAGTCCCCACGCTCCACCTTTTCCAGCGGTGGTGTTAGTCATAGTCCATCCGGCGTCTCCGCCAGTGTCTTTCTCGCTAGACTCTTTCCCAACAAGACGAACTATAGTTGCTCCGCCTTGGTTGGCTAGCCAAGCATTAGCTGCAAAGGCTGCATAAGAAGGTGCAGAGAAGTTTCCATTACGAGAGATGTCTCCAGACTCCCTACCAGTAATGGCAGAACCAAAAATTTCCTCTAGTTCGTTAAGCGAATCAACCTTAACAGGACGCATCGTCGGCCCTCTCTCAAAGCGTCCAATTATTACTGGGCCGGGCTCTGTAGATGGACGAGATCTACGGGACAGATCAATTTCTGCCACCTGAACACCGGGAGATACAAATCTATATTTATCAATTGACATTTCGTTATTTCTCCTTTATAAACAATCAATAGTTTATTATTAAAACATTCATAGTAAATAGTGACTTTTATGCTCAAAAGAAATAAAAGTATCTTTATTCTTTATAAAACGGATCAGTGCCGTTAGGATTATCTCTTTCATGCTCGTCAGCTAGAATAACTCTTTCTCTAGAAACTTTAACTTCTATTATGTTTTCGTACTTTTTTTCTAAGTTTATATTGTCGTTTACACCGGCACCAACAAGATAGCCCAGCACATCGATATTAACAACAGAGTTAAATATCCTCTCTTCTTCGTCTAGCTTTGCTGCATTGTTATCATTAGAGAAGCTGTTGTCGATCATCCCTTCAAATAAATGATTATCTTCAACCATAGTAAAATATTTATG